TCTCGCTTGGTTTTTTCACGGGTTTCACAATAGGGGGGGGGTATGAAACAAAAATCAATTGCACTCAAATGGATCGACCCGAAGACGTTGGATGACAATCCAGCCAACTGGCGACGGCACCCCGCCGCCCAAATGGAGGCGCTGACTGACGTGCTATCTGACCCAAGCCTCAACTGTATGCACCGTGGTAATATGCGGGCAACATCGGCGGTGGACCGGCTGACCGCGAGTTTTGAGTACGTGGGGCCGCGGGAGTCGCGGCGGCTGGGTGTTATTCAGGCATCGAGACACCGAAGACGCGGAGTACAGGCAAGAAATGGCAAAACGCCAGTCACAACGAAAGCACTGGCCCGCTGAAAGGCACGAGACGCAGACATGGGACTCAGAGGACCACGACCGACGCCGACAGCCATGCTCAACGCGAGAGGCAGCGTCCGCGCGAAGCAGAACCGTCGCGAGCCAGAGGCTATCGACGGCTTGCCTGACCCGCCCAAGTGGATGAATGCGGAGTCGCTTGAAGTGTGGCATCAGTTGATTGCAGATCTCTCTACGATGCGAGTGCTGAGCAAGTCGGACTGGCGGACCATCGCCCGCTACTGCCGCATATGGGACGAATGGCGGCGGGCCGACAAGTGGATCGAGGATAAGGGCGCGGTTTACACCATCAAGGACGAAAACGGCAAGGCCAAGTGCGTCGTTCAATGGCCGCAGGTCGCGATGGTTCACAAGTTTTCTGCCGCGATGCTGCTGATCGAACGCGAGTTTGGCTTGACGCCCGCAAGTCGCACAAGAATTGTGGTCAATGATGGGCAGGAAAAAACAAGCAAAGACCGGTTCTTCTCTGGTCCCAAGCTCGCGGCTGGCTGATGTAATCCGCATACTCCCCGGCTATGACCCGCACGACCAGGCTGGCGTTTGCCGGTTCGATGAGGCAGCGGCAAAGTATGCCATCGCCTTTATCGAGGAATGCTGCAAGCTCGCTAAAGGATCGGCGGTGCGAGCGGCCGGGACGCCGTTCATCCTTGAGCCGTGGCAGAAGGCTATCGTCGCGAACCTGTTCGGATGGAAGCGACCTGACGGCAGCCGGCGTTATCGTGAGTGCCTTATCTACGTCGCGAAGAAAAACGGCAAGACCGCTTTCGTCGCGGCCATGATGCTGTTTGTGCTCTGTTGTGATAACGAGTTCGGGGCGGAACTCTACAGTGCTGCGTCGTGCAAAGAACAGGCGGCGCTGCTGTTCAGCCACGCAATCGGCATGGTGCGGCAGGAGCCGGAGTTGTCCAGCCGCTTGACGGTGTACGGCGCTAAGGGCGGTTCGCAGCAACGGTCCATCGTTTATGAGCAGATGATGGCAGCGTACAAGTGCTTGTGTGCCGACGCGGACACGGGCGATGGCGTCAACCCGCATTTCGCCGCCATCGATGAGTTGCATCGGCACGCATCGCCGGAACTGGCCGAGGTACTACAGAAATCCACCGCTGCTCGCCGGCAACCACTGGTGATCTACACGACCACCGCAGACTACAACCGTCCGTCGCTGTGTAACACGATGGTAAAGCGGGCTCGCGAGGTTCGAGACAACAAGGGCGACACGGCGCAACCGGGATACGACCCCGCGTTTCTGCCGGTCGTCTATGAGGCGGACGCCAAGGACGATTTCAAGCTACCGGCAACGTGGCGAAAGGCGAACCCGAATATGGGCGTCACTGTCACGACAGAATTTTTAGCCCGTGAGTGCCTGAAAGCTCAGGAGATGCCAACTGAATTGAACAACTTTCTGCGGCTGCACCTGAACATTGTCACGGATGCGGATGAGGCGTGGATGCCAGCAGAGTCCTGGCGAAAGTGCAGCGGACTGAAAGACGGTGAAACCCCGCAGCAATGGCGGGCGCGAAAGTTGAGAGATCTGAAAGGCCGTCCCTGCTACGTCGGTCTCGACCTGTCCGCGAAGATCGACATTACCGCGAAGGTAGACATATTCCGGCCGCAATCTGCCGGCGAGCCATGGGTGATTATCCCGTATTTCTGGGTGCCTGGCGAAACCGCTAAGCACAAGGAAAAGACAGACCGGGTTCCGTATTCCACTTGGCAACGACAGGGCTTCGTAACGATGACGGACGGCAATGAGATTGACACACAAGCCATCCGCACCGCATTGAATGACGGTGATAAGGTCTACCCGATCAAAGACGTTGGTTATGACGAATGGAACGCAACCGAGCTTTCGAGGCAGTTACGGGAAGAGGACGGCTTCGGCGAGCGAATGGTGTCAGTGAGACAAGGAACGAAAACATTGTCAGACCCGATGAAAGAAGTCGAGGCAATGGTTGCGGGCGGACGAATCGAGCACGGCAACAATCCCGTGATGGCGTGGATGATGGGCAATGTGACCGCCAAGCGAGACGAGAACGGCAATATTCAGCCGAATAAAAAGAAATCCACCGGGAAGATTGACGGGCCGGTCGCACTGTTTACCGGAATGGCTCGGGCGCTCGTAGCGCCGGCAGACGACGACGGCGGCGATATCTACTTCAAGGCAATATCAGCATGAGCCTATTCAGCCGCATAAAGAACTTCTCGCCATGGGCGCCCGCTGAGACTAAAGACGCCCGCGCGTCTGACTACTTCGATGCCTCTTCGTCAACGATGACCGGCATGGGCAACGGTGCGAAGCCCCGCCCGTTCAACAATGACGCGGCACTACGGCAGTTCCGCCATTGGGCGTATGCGGCGGCGATGTTGAACGCGACGGCGGTCGCCAATGTGCCCCTTCGCCTGTACGCCCGCAATCGCTCGGCTACCCGCAAGCTATTCGCCTCTCGCCCGCTTACGAAGTCTCACGTCGCCCGTCTGCATTCAGATGGTGGCGGCAACTGTGCCAGCCGAAAAGCTATCGAGTTCGGCGGCGACATTGTTGAAATCATCGAACCGCATCCGGCGATGGAAGTATTGCGAAATGTCAACGGATTTCAGAACGGCTACGAACTGACCCTGCTCCGCATGTGTGATTTGCAGATCACGGGCAATAGTTACCTGCTCCCGATCTATGGCCCGTTGAGCGTGCCGGTTGAAGTGTGGCGCATGCCGCCGCAGTACACGAAGATCATCCCAGACAAGGATCGTTTCATCAGCGGGTATACCTACGGCACGAGCACCGTCCACGAAAAGACGTTCGGCGTTGACGACGTAGACCACTTCAAGCTCCCGAACCCGCGCGATATGTACTACGGCATGGGCTGGTTTGAAGCGGCCTGGCAAGCTATCGGATTGCATGATTCCAAACGGACGATGGACCTTGCCAAATTCGACAACATGGCTCGCCCCGATTACATCGTCAGCGTCAAAAACGCAGGCGTGCGGCAAGAGGCGGTGGACACTCTAGAAAAGAAAATCAACGCCACGATGAGGGGGCCGAAAGATGCTGGCCGCATGATGGCGATTGCTGCGGAGCTGGACTTGAAAGCGCTCAACGTAGACGTTCCAGACATTGGCACGCCGAACCGGATTATCGAAGAAATCAGCGCGGTGTCTGGCGTGCCTGTCGCCATGCTCCTATCCAACGATCCGAACCGCGCCAACAGCGTCACCGCTCGCGTGGGTTGGTATCGCTCCACCGTTCGCCCCTACTGCAAGCTCGATGAAGAGAAACTGAACGAGCGATGGATACCCCGATTTGAAGGCTCCGAAGATTATTTCCTCGCCTACGACATGGTGAGTTTCGAAGATCAGGAGGCGATGGCAAAGCGGCTCGTCGGCTATGTCGCTGGCGGTATCCTCACTCCGAACGAAGGCCGCGCGGAGATTGACTATCCATCAATGGAAGGTGGCGACAGGCTCTACGCGCCAGCGGGGGCGACCGGCGCGCAAGCCGCAATCGCTGGCGACCTCGCGGCACAACAGAACACTGGCAACTAAAGGACTCCGACTATGAGCATCATCACCAAGCGATTCCCTATTGACCTGACTGTGAGCGAGGGCGAACGCGCCGTTGTCGCCAAGATCAACACGGCGGTCATGGACCGTGACGGCGAGGTCGTGTTGCCGCTCGGGTGTGACGCGACAGAGTACGAAGCTAATCCGGTTGTGTTTTTCATGCACGACCATTGGAGCCTCCCGGTTGGCAAGTGCGTAAGCCTCAAGCGAGAGACTGATTCGCTCTCCGCTAAGATGGTGTTTGCGGCTCGCCCCGAGAATCACCCCGCCGAAAAGGAGTGGTTGCCAGATACGCTGCTCGCCCTCTATCAGCAGGGCGTGATGAGCGCGTTTAGCATCGGGTTCTCTGTCATCGAATCTCGCCAGCCGTCAAAGAAGGATCTCGAAACCTACGGCGGCGAGTGCAGGCGAGTCATCAGTAAATGGAAACTGTTGGAATTTTCGCCAGTGACGATTCCGGCAAACCAAGAGGCAGTGGCACTCGCGGTATCGAAGGCGTTCACGCCGGAACAATCGCCCGAAGCCAAGCCGGAACCCGTCGCTCCTGCCACCGAGCCAGTCGTCAAAGCAGTTGACCCCAAGCCCGCCATCGTACCGGCCATTCCTCGCAAGCTCCTGTACGTCATCACCAACGAAATCCCCGCCGCGGATATGGTCGCGGTTGTCGGCAAGGCGGTAGGCGAGCAACTGAGCAAGCGGCGCGGAAGAATCTACATCGTCTAATCGCGAAGGTTACGAAACGACACTCTGCTGCGGGCTAACGCTCGCGTCAGAGCTTCGGTTGCGGCAATGTTGCCGTGACCTCATCAGCGCCAGGCAGTCCAGCCGAACCAGCCAGCGTTCGCGACACGGGCAGCGCTCATCACTGAGCAGCAGCCGCGAACAGGCATACGCAGACCCCAGCCAGTGACGCGGCAACTCCATACCCAAGAGGTATTCCATGAAGCTCCTGAAAGCTGAATTTGAGCTGATGCTCAACACCGCCAAGTCGATGGTCGGCGATGCCCGTAAGACCATGCTCGACTCCCTCCGTTCCGCGACCGTCGTGGAAGTGGACGCAAAGGGCGTCGAAAGCGTGATCGAGATCCAGATTGCCGAAATCACCGGCGAAGCGCAGAAGGGCTTGCAACAGCCCATCGCGCAGAGCCCCGACCAGATCGCGGCTATCGTGAAGTCGGCTGTTGACGATGCCCTGAAGGCTGCTGGTCACAAGGCTCCGGCGCCCATCGGCCAGGTGGCGCAGAGGTTCGCCATTCCCAAGAACGCGCGGCGTGTCGGCGCTCTGAAGGCGTTTAGCGCCAAGGCCGTTTCCGAGTATCAGCCCGACGAACGCGCCTATCGCTTCGGCATGTGGGCGCTCGCCTGCATCGGCAGCGACAGCGCCAAGGCGTTCTGTGCTGAGCAGGGCATCCATGTGAAGGTGTCCAGCGAAGGCAGCAACAGCGGCGGCGGCTACCTGGTGCCCGAGGAATTTGGCGGCGACATTATCCAGTTGCTTGAGAAGTACGGCGTTGCCCGCCAACTCTTCAAGATTCGCCCCATGTCCAGCGACGTGCGCAATGACCCGCGCCGCGTGTCCGGCCTGACCGCCAGCTTCACCGCTGAGAACGCGGCCGGTTCCGAGAGCACGAAGGCTTGGGACAACGTTACGTTGACGGCGAAGAAGCTCACCGTCCTCTCGCGCATGTCATCGGAACTGAACGAGGATTCCGTTATCAGCGTCGGTGACGACCTGATGATGGAGATCGCGCAGGCGTTCGCGCTCAAGGAAGACACCGTGGGCTTCACCGGAACTGGTATCGCCAGCGACGGCGGAATCGTCGGCGTCTGCCCGAAACTCGCGACCCTGAACGGCACTGACGACGGCGGCGGCTTGATCCTCGCAGCCGGCAACCTGTTCTCGGAGTTCATCCTCGGCAACTTCAATGCGGCCGTCGGCCGTCTGCCCCAGTACGCGGACACCGCCAATACCCAGTGGGTTGCCCACCGGACGTTCTACTACGGCACGATGCAGCGCCTTGAACTGGCCTCTGGCGGCGTGACCGCCTTCGAGGTCCGCGAAGGCAACCGCGTTCCCAAGTTCCTTGGCTACAACGTGGCCATCAGCCAGGTTATGCCGAGCGCCGACGCGAACAGTCAGATCGCTTGCACCTTGGGCGATCACTCGCTTGCGGCTTCGTTCGGTGACCGTCGTCAACCGGCCATTGCCTTCAGCACGGAAGCCACCGTTGGCGGCGAGTCCGTGTTTGAACGCGACCAGATCGCCGTTCGCGGCACTGAGCGCATTGACATCAACGTTCACGACGTTGGCAGTGCAACCGCTGCCGGCCCCGTCGTCGGCATCATCTCGGCCGCGTCGTAAGCCACTCCTCCCGTTCCGGGCCTGCCGGGTTATCTCCGCTCGGCAGGCCACTTTTAGACCCTTACCCACGAGGTACCAATGGTCAACGCTCAACGCACCAAAGACACGCTGTTGATTGCACCTATTGCGAAAACCAATAGCTCAACCGCCAGCGCCACGTATGACACTCTCGGCATGGACTATGCGACGATTCGCATCGCTCTTGCCAGCGCCATCAACACCAACGCAGTCGGGCCAGCCATCGCGCTGTCCGAGGCCGACACCAGCAACGCGACCAACTTCGCGACGATCACGGCGACGCGATCCGCTGAGGACATCACCGCCGCGAAAGAAGTCGTGTACCACGTCGATACCAAGTCGCGCAAGCGGTATCTGAAGCTGCAGGTCAATCCCGACACGACCACGAATGACAACGTGACCCTCTCGGCCATCGTCACCGCAAGCCGTCTCGAACAGGGACCGGCAAGCACAAGCGATATGGTTGCCAGCGGCAGCGTCGTTGTGTTGGTCTAACCCTTAACGAAGCGAGACGGAAGCCGCGCGCATCTGTCTCCTTCCCCGGTGAGTCGGAGATTAACTCCCGGCTCACTGTTTCGCGGGCGTGGGAACGCCTGCAAGTCTTGATAGGAGAACAGATGCTAAAGCTAAACCTTGGCGGCGGAACCGTGCCGCTCGATGGCTACGTCAACATTGACCGCAAGACGGGCGGGGAGTGCTACCCGCTCAAGTGGTGGACAGATGGTGACGGGGATTGCCGAGATGCGGACGAAGTTCGCGCGAGCCATATCCTTGAGCACTTCAGCCACCGCGACACGGCGAAGGTGCTGGCCGAATGGTGCCGCGTCCTCAAGCCGGGTGGCATCCTCAAGATTGCCGTACCCGACGTGAACAAGGCGCTCGCCAGCGACAACCCAGAAGGCTACTTGATGGGCGGGCAAGTTGATGAAAACGACCACCATCATGCCCTATTTACCGAAGCGAAGTTGCGGCGGTTGATGGCTGAAGCTGGGCTCGTGGATATTGAGCCGTGGATGTCCGAAATTCGCGATTGTGCGAGCCTGCCTATCTCGCTGAATCTGCAAGGGCGCAAGCCGGAAGCGGTTGCCGTGAAGGCTCCCGAACTCGCAACGCTCAAGGTTGCCGCGATTCTCTCCCGCCCGCGTTTCGGCCTGAACGACTTTTGGGATTCGACGATCCCCGCCCTGCGTCCGTTCAATATCCCGCTCCGTTCGTTCAAGGGCGTGTTCTGGGGCCAGTGTATGCAACGTGCGTTCAACGAGTGCGTGAATCAGGGCATCGACTGGATTCTGACGCTCGATTACGACAGCCTGATTACTGCCGAGAACATCAGCACTCTCTTCGGTTGGCTCGGCAAGCGACCAGACATTGATGCCATTAGCGCCCTGCAATGCCGGCGCGGTCAGAAGTTCCCGTTGATGACGGTTGGCGCCGCGAACCGCGTCCAGATGGACGGGAACCCGATCAAGGCAACAACCTCGCATTTCGGATTGACCGTTCTTCGCGTTGACGCCTTGAAGAAGTGCGCCAAGCCGTGGTTTTTCGGGCAACCGGACGCAAACGGCGAATGGGGCGACGAACGCCTGGACGACGACATTTGGTTTTGGCATCAGTGGCGGTTGGCCGGCAACACGATCTATGTTGCTCCAGATTGCCCTATCGGCCACATGGAAGAGATGGTCGCCGAGTTCGACCCACAGACGATGGAAGCCCGCCATGTCTATGTGACGGAATGGCGCAAGTCGCACGGGCTGAAAATGCCGACGAAGAAGGCAGGCACACTATGAGCCACAAGCAACCGTCGCCGTGCCCGTATCCGCCAAAGCCTTTGCCGTTCAGGTATCCGCGACCGCCCAATCCCGGAGAAACGACTGAGGAATACTGCCGGGCGTGCGATTGTGTGCAAGTGGGAAACGAAGTGCTACCGCGAACCTATGTGGCGTGGCTGGCGAAAGCCGGGAAGCCAAAGGAGACGCAGCAATGAGACTAGAACTACTCAAGCCTTGGGGCTATAGCGCAGTTGGCGACGTACTGCCGGAGGTGCCCAAATCAACAGCAGACCTGCTCATCAAGCGGGGCATCGCTAAGGTTGCCGACGATACGAAGATTCAGACGAAGCCGCTCGCGGGGCGGGGATTCAGGCGGAAGTGATGCCGTGGAATATGGAGATTCGGATTCGTTTGGCGTGGTATGCAAAACCGTTCGCGTTCGCCTGCTGGTTGGCACACAGTATTGGTCTGCCTGTCTCGCTCCCGTGGGCAACTCGCGTGCTATCCCATAGTGCCCGCGTGTGTATCGGCGGCAAGTGGCAACGGCTCAACCTGAAGGCATAACCCTATGGCACTCACCGTATTCACAGCCCCAACCGCCGAACCGTTGACTGTGGAAGAGGCGAAGTCGCATCTTCGCGTAACTGACAACGACGCGGCCGACGAGGCATCTATCGCCCTGATGATCGCTGCCGCGCGTGAATACTGCGAACGATGGTGCAGGCGCACGTTTCCGACGACGACGCTGAAGCTGACGCTCGATAGGTTCCCGCCGAACGCGCGGGCAATCGTCGTGCCATGCCCGCCGCTCGTCAGCGTGACCAGCATCGTCTATGCCGATCCGAACGGCACAGCAACCACGCTCCCGGCGAATCAGTACGTGGTGGACAATCAGAGCGAGCCAGGCCGGATCGTGCCTGCATACTCGCTGGTATGGCCGACGACTCGCGGGCTCGTAAACGATGTGACAATCACACTGGTTGCAGGCTCCGCATCTGTGCGGGCATCGGTTAAGCAGGCTATGTTGTTGCTCGTCTGCCATTGGTACGAACACCGCGGAAGCGTTGTCGTTGGCACAACCAACAGTCAACTTGAGCAGGGGCTTGAGTCGCTGCTGTGGACTGAGCGGCACGAGATATAGCGATGACAAACGGCAAGGGCTCCAAACCGCGTCCGCTCTCCGTCTCGCGTGCGAAGTACGACGCGAACTGGCGGCGAGCGTTCGGGCGAACGGTCAAGACAAAGTCGCGAAAGGGCAAGTGATGAACGCTGGCGACCTGAGAGACACAATCGAACTTCAGAGCGTCACGGGCGAAACACGCGACGCATACGGCGCGTCGACGCCGACATGGACCACCTACGCGACGGTTTGGGCGGAGATCAAGCCGCTGTCCGCTCGTCAGATGGACATTGGTCGCACGTATTCCGATAGCGTAAGTCATGCCATCCGGATTCGTTACCGCGATGGTGTCAGCCCGACTCATCGCGCCAAGTTCGGCTCGCGGGTATTCGCGATCAATGGCGCTGTCGAGACAGAACGCCGCGTTGAGATAACCCTGTTTGCTACTGAACTCGTCCAATAGGAGCCTCGCATGTCCGCAACCGTCAAAGTAAAATCCGCGATCACATGGACTCAGGGCGCTCTGACAATCGCACACTCGCGAGACATGAGCATCACCGCAGCCGGCGAACATGCTCGCGGCACCGTGCAAGATATCGGATTCGCCGCGCATGAAGCCTTAGACGTTCCCGCCGAAATCGGTACGGCCGGATGGGCGTACTTTCAGAATCAGGACACGACAAATTTCGTGCAGATCGGCGTTGACGGCGGCGGTACGTTTTACCCGCTGCTCAAGCTGCTGCCCGGCGAGGCGGTGGCTGTGCGGATGGCAACGGACGCGCCCTATGCGAAGGCGGATACGGCGGCGGTCAAGCTGTACTTCTTTATCTCTGAGGCGTAATGGCTATTGCTCGCGTACATCTCACCGGCGCTAAGGCGATTGCTCTGGCGCTGGGCAAGCTCGAAACCAAGCTCTCGCGCAAGGTGGCGACCAAGGCGCTACGGGCAGGCGCAAAGGTCGTACAGACTGAAGCCAAACGTATCGCGCCGGTACAAAGCGGCGCATTGCGCAAGTCGATCAAGGTTCGCGCCGGAAAGAACCACAAAACGTATCGCAGCATCATCGTCGGCTCTGGCGCAAAATGGTTCACCGGCGACAAGTTTTACGCGGCATTCGTGGAGTTCGGGCATCGCAGCGGCAAAGCGTCCAACAGCATCCGCCGCGCGCGTAAACGCAACGTCAATACAGACGCCATAGACAAACGCGACGAAGTGCCCGGCCAGCACTACATGGAAAAGGCGTATGAGGCGACGAAGCAATCGGCACTGGCGAAGGTTATTGACACCCTCGCGGCACTCACCGAAACCAAGCCATGAGCAACACCGGAACAGCAATCTATTCGCGACTCACAGGCACCACCGCCGTATCTGCCCTGATCGGCCTGCGCGTCTATCCCCATTCCGCGCCGCCAGAGCAGAAGACATATCCGCTCGCCGTCTACATGGGTGAGGGGCCTGTGCATGTTAGGGGAGACGATGGCACCTATTACGAGACGGTCAACATCGCCAGTATCGCTACTACATACGCAGAGGCGCAAGCGGTATCCTCCGCGATCAGGACCGCATTGCATGGGCAGGCCGGAACATGGGGCGGCGTAGTTGTTCATCGCGCGTTGCACGACGGAGGCAACGAGGACACACGGCGAGTTGAGGACGAATCAATCTGGATTATCGAGCAGACGTTCACCGTGTGGGTGCGCGTCTAACGGTTCAAGGCTTCCACTAGGAGCAGCATATGAGCGCTATTGTTGGCTACGGCGTCAAATTCTACCACGGCACGGCAGGCGCGGCGGCGGCTACTGAAATAACGGGCGTACAGGATGTGACGCCCCCGGAAACCACTGCCACAACCAAGAAGGTCAAGTATCACAACATTGCCAACGACACGGCGGAAACGCTCGTCTCTCCGATCAAGGAAACGGGCGGGCTGACGGTTTCGTTTATCTACGCGAAAGCGGCTTATGCCACTCTCGCCGCGATGGTCGGAACCACCATCTCATTCAAGCTGGAATACTCAGATGCAGCGACTGACGCTGGCGACTGTGTGGTCAAGTCCTGCACCAAGACCGCGCCAATCGAGGACGAGATGACAATGACCATCGTTCTCGAAGCCACTGGCGCAATCACCTTTACCCCTGGAGCCTAATTCGATGAGCATTACGAAAGAACAACTGCTTGCATTCGAGGGCCAGGCACCGAAAGCCGTTGACGTTCCCGAGCTTGGCGGGCAAGTTTTCCTGCGCGTCATGACGGGTACGGAGCGAGACCAGTTTGAATCCGAGAGCGTGAAGCAGAACGGCAAGAATGTCGAGATTAACCGCGCCAACTTCCGCGCGCGGCTACTGGTCAAGACGTTGAGTAACGAACAGGGCGTCCGCTTGTTCGCGGACTCTGACGCTACGGCGCTCGGACAGAAGCCGGCCAACCTGCTCGATAGGCTGGCAACAGAAGCATCCAGCTTCAACGGCATGAGCGCCAAGGACGTTGAGGATCTGGCAAAAAACTCCTAGCGCGGCCTGAGCGACTTTCGTGGGTGCGGTATTCCCTCCTGTACCGCATCCCGCGCAAGTCTTTGCAGGCCGCGATGGATTCAGAAGAGTTCGCGGAGCTTCAGGCATACGAGCGGTATTTCGAGCCGATAGGAGATGCTCGCGATGACTTGCGCGCGGCTCTCGTTGCCTATCACACAGGCACGGCGTTCTGCGGCTCGCGAGGGAAAACCATTCGCGACTTCTCGCTGCACTTCAAGCCGCCGACGTTTGAGGAAGCCGATCCCGCCGAACGCGAGCTCGCCATCCGCGACAAAATGGCAACTTGGCGACAGTCGCATAACTCCGCACTGGGGAAGCCCAATGGCAACAATCGGAAGTCTGGTCGTTAATCTCGGACTGGCGAGCGCCTCATTCTCGTCGGGTCTGAAGTCTGCGCAAAGCTCGCTGTCCAAGTTTCAATCTGGCATCACGTCATTCGCAACCAGCACGACCGGGATACTGACCGGCGTCGCGGGCGCGTTTGGTGTGGCGATTGGCGCGAACGCGATGAAGACATTAATCGGCGGGCAGATGGAAGCGATTGACCAAGTAGCAAAACTGTCCGACCGCCTTGGCATCACTACCGAAGCCCTTGTTGGTTTGCAGCACGGGGCCGACCTCGCGGGCGTATCGGCTGAGCAACTGACGGGCGGGCTGGAGAAGATGCTCAACGCCATCGGCACGGCTGCGGATGAAGGCGGAGCGACCGCTAAAGCGTTTGAGGAGATGGGGCTGTCTGCTCGAACGTTATCCGGCATGGATTCGGGAGAGGCGTTCACGCAGATTGCCGAGAGTCTAAAGAACATCACAAATCCAGCAGAACGCGCCAGGCTCGCCATGGACGTATTCGGTAAATCGGGACAGGCGCTACTGCCGCTGATGATGAGCGGCGCTGATGGACTCAAGGCGGCGCAACAGGAAGCCGAACGCCTCGGCCTGACGTTTTCTCGCGTGGATGCCGCCAAGGTGGAAGCGGCCAATGATGCCTTGACACGCATGTCCGCAGTGTTCACCGGCGTCGGGCGAACGCTTGCTATCGAGCTTGCCCCATTCATTGACGCATTGGCGGTCAAGTTCACTGATGCCGCACAATCAGGCGAGGGAATGGGTGCTAAAGTCGTCAACGCTTTCGAGTGGATACTGACCGGCATAGCAAAGGCGGCGGATTATCTGGAACTTCTGAAGGCGGGATTCTACGGACTCAAGGCGACAGTGGCTGGCGTATTCTACTTCGCGATGACGGCAACGCAGCAATGGGCCGAATCGCTGTTGCAGGTGTTGGATATCCTGCCGGGCATGGAGGATTACGTTGCAGAAGCCCGGGCCGGGTTGCAGGGCATGGCCGAAGGTCTTAGCGACGTAGCGACCGAAGCGGCCGGCGAGATGCAAGAGGCGTGGCAGCGTTTCGGTGATGGCGCGAACTCCAAAGCCGTCGCGGCCACCTTTGCTGATATTCGCGCGAAAGCCGAAGCGTCAGGCAAGGCGATTGCGGATGCCGCACCCAAGCCCGAGGCGATGGCCGTTCCTGAGTGGCAGGCATTCGACACGACCAAGGGCGGCGGATTCCAGATGATCAGCATGAAGGTGTTCGCTGACATGAAGCAACAGGCGGAAGAACTCACCAAGTCGCTCCGCACGCCGACACAGGTTTACGGCGATGAACTGGCGAAGTTGGACGGGATGTTGCAGGCCGGTGCGATCAACTATCAGACCTATCTACAGGGCATCGCACAGGCGCAGGATTCGCTGCGCCAGTCCAGCGGCGTTGACGGCAAGACGCAACTCAGCCAACTAAAAGAGCAGCGTTTTAGCTTCACGTATCGCGCCGAAAAACAGGGCGGCGATCCAGTGCTGGACGTGACTAAATTGGCACTCGTGGAACAGCGCAAATCTGCCCGCTCGCTGGCGAACGTGGAGCAGAGCATCACGCAGAACAAGATCGTTGTCGCACAGATTGAGGAGTAACCGATGGCAGTCGTCAAGATCGAGCACGAATACGAAAATGATCAGGGCGATGCGGACGGAGAGACATGGCAGTACCTCGTCCAGTTCGACACGACCGAATACACAATGCGCGATGCGTGGCTGGCTTTGGGAACCTCTCCCGGCCCCGGCATCGTCAACGGTTCCACGCTGGCGGGTACGCAATGGACGGCGAAACTGTCGGCTAAACGCAATGAAGACATTGAAACGCTGGCGCATGTCACGGTGCGATGGGCGTTGCCGGAAAATAACGGCGGCGACGGGGAAGAGCGCCCGCCGGGTGCCGCCGTCAAATGGAACCTCAAGGTGAGTTCCAAGCCAGTCGCCTATGAGCGGCCGGTTTACGTGGACTCAACTGGCGCAGCTCTTGTGAATGCCGCTGGTTTCCCGTTCCAGCAGCAGCCGACAATGACCGACTACGATTCCACCTGGTCCATCGCATTCAACACTGACAACGGCGCGATCGTGGATTTGCTGGAGGCGGCGGTTGGGAGAAAAAACTCTGACAGCGTAACCATTGCCTATCGCGGACTGAACAAGACTTTCGACGTCGGCACGGTGAAGCTCACAGATTACTCGTTCGATTTCGACTTCTACACCCCGGACGGTGAACCGGCGTTTGTGGTGACGATGCAGCTTGAACGACGCCCGGACGGATGGCACGACGTGAGCTGCGAGAACAGCGGCTTCTATGATGCCGACGCTAACCGGATCAAAAACACAGACATCAACGCGAGTGCCGATCCTGAAGAGGACGTAGTGGAAGCTGTGTTACTGGACGCGGCGGGTGTGCCTCTGACTGATGGGTCAACCGCTGTGCCGCTGACGTTCGACGTTAAATCCCCTGTTGCGTTCGCACCTTTACTGGCGGGCATCTAATGGCTAACGGTGTGCTACCGTCAAAGGAAGCGTGGTCGCGCGTCTCCCGCGTGGTTCGCGTTGTGGAGCGCACGCCAACCGGGAGCCAAGGTGCAACGCGGAAGAAGATATTCCCGACCGGCGACATCAATGTTCGCGTTCGCGTAACGGGCAACGCATCAGGCGGAGGTAAGTACACAGGTTTCACGGTGGCGAATCCCGCAACTGCTGTGGTTGCGACAGGCAATCTTGCGGCGGCGGATTTAGGCGCGAACACGACTACCGCGTGCCTGATCGTGAACGCTGCGGAAGCGGGACAGACCACTCACGACCTCACGGCGGGGACTCC